CGTTAAAAGCGATGACTAAACTGCTTGAGGAAAGGGTTCCATATCCTAACAACACTCAAAGGTACAAACAGGCTATAAAAGCAATCGCCAAAGCGGAGGGGGAATAAAATGAAAATACATTGTCAAGGATGTGAAAAAGAAGAAGAAGGCATTAGCCCTATTACTCATCACCAGTGGGCAAGAACTGACTATTTTGGGATATATACAGGCTTGTACTGTGATTCCTGTTATGATTCAGATAAATACCCATACAAAAAAGACCGTTACCCGACCATTGAATATGATGGGTACGGTGAACAGCTTGAACCACAAGAATAAGGAGGAAATGAATGAATGAACCATTTAACGATGCTGTAAAAAGTGATCTTCTGAAAGTGTTTGATAAGTTAGACGAACTGGATCAGAAATTGATAAACCTAAACTATAAACTCAATCAACATATAAAAGAAGGACACATACCAAATGGACAAAATATCTCGGATACTGGAGTTTCTACTGTCGCTGTTAGTGTCGGGGATAATAGCCCTGATCCTGTTTGATATAATAAAAACAGTATTTAGTAAAGTATAAGCATCTCAACACGGGGCCGGGGAGAATAATACTTCTCGGCCCCTATTTTATATATAACTTTATCATCAAACGGTAAACAGTCTAAATAAAACTTAATCATATTATCAATATCAGGGCTATTCGTATGCGGGTATGTATCATCCTGCATCAGCGCTTTTTTCTTCTTGGTGTAGCTTTTACGGATCGGCATATAGAAAACAAGGGCAACGCCTACTGGCTTTGTAGTCGGCAATGAGCTTAACCGACTGCGGATTAGTGGAAGGAGTTGTGCCTTATCCTTTTTTGAAGGATCGTAAACGAAGCCCTTGCCGAATTTGTGTCTTTTTTGTGCTTTAGGGACACCTTCAATGGTAAGCGATTTAGTCATCCCACGGCATTTTTTCGTCATTATCAGGCATACCACCCTGTTCACTGACTTTGGGTTTCCAATCATCTTTGTAAGCATAATGGGTATAACCTTTGTCGCTTGGTTCACGACGTTCTGCGATAGCCATATTGATCCAGCCGTTTTCGTCAGCGTGTTCTTTTAATTCATCAACATAGAACCCGCAATTCAGAATGCTTCCTCCATCGTCAAACTTCTTTTCACGTATCCAACATTTATTGATGTATGTTTTATCTGCCATTTTATTTATCCTTTCTTTTTTTCTTATTTATTTTCTTATTCCTTAAAAAGTGCATAGGCCTCAACTTTTTCACCCCCCCTTTCTCTGTATTGGGTTACAATCAAAGTTGCCCACCCTTTTTTCGCTAACCGTTCTGCTTCACTTGTTAGCCAATTCAAGTCAGTATTGGGCAGGTACTTTGTTATTCTATCTTTATCAACCATTGTTTTTCTCCTTTTCGATAAATTTTATGCTGCACGGTATATGAAACGGCGTAACCGGCGTAATGCTGGTGCTTTTTTTGACGTACTTGAATGGGAGGTTAATTTTAATGGTAAGTCTGTAAAATTTATTCAGGTAGCCTGCCATGCAATAATGTCCATAATCTTTTTAATTTAGAATCACTTATTTCTTTAAGTATGTAATGATATTCTTTTTTCAGGTATTGTTCCAAATCTTTAATCATTACCTGCTTATCGTGTTTATCCACAAACATAAATCCCCTTCTGTGTATTTCAGGCACTTTTATCTTTATTTTCCGGCTCAAGACTTTTTTTATGTTTGAAGTCAATCAATTCCCGCTTAATCCTTTTTAAGTCTTTTTGCAGTTTCTCGTATGGTGTTTTCCACTGCCCATTGATAACACATGGCACTTTTGTTGAAATCGTCATTTCCAGGCTGTTTATTAATAATAGAATTTCTGCTTCTGTATATTTTACTGTCGCTGTTGCTACTCTATTCATATTAATTCCGTTGCCCTTTTATTCTATCTATGAAAGTGAATAACAATAACATACTGCACCATATTGCCACAATCCACAATATTGCTGCAATGGCGAATATCAGTATATTTGCTATCCAAGTTGCTATTGTAATCATAAGAACTCCCCTTGTTGTTCAAAGTTCAATTCAAAATTATGCTTTTCTATTTCCGCGTATTTCTTTTGAAGCATATCGAGGTTTATGAAATGTTCCGATGTTAAAAAATAGTATTGCCAAAATGGATTTTTCGGATGATCTACATGAATGAAATGCGCGATTGCCCTTTTTCCGGTATTCTTTTCAAATATGACCATCGCTACTTGTGCAGATAGCGGAATGATTTCTGATACTTCAAATGTTTCATTGTTGAAATTCTGCGTCCGTTCGGTGTTTGAGTATTTCCGGGCGATGTTTTCCGCCTTATTCTTTAATTCAATGGCTACATCTTTACGCATATTATATCGGACTTTGATCACCGCGCATTATCTTCTTTTTAGGCGGATCGACAAACACTTCTTTGATTTTTTTAACTATTTTTTTCTGGTGATTTTTGGAAATCTGTTGGAAATCAGAATTAGCCTCTGCTTCTTTTAATAATTTTTTGTGGGTTCGTAGAGCATCATTAAATGATCTTTTGTTATCTTTGACAGTTTCCTTCGCCAGCATATCCTCATAAAAACGTATGCAATTCTTGTGAAATCCTATAGGCCCGATGTTTGAATACGACATACAAATCTGCATCAGCTGACTGAAATCACTGCCTGATTCAAGGCTCATTTCTTCGTGTTTGGTCTTATGGTGTGTTTTCTGCGATATGTTGGCTGATACTGCCTTAAAATGTGCAATACCATCAGAAATAGAGGGTACATAGTGCGGTTTGAGTTTCTGAATCCAGCTTTTCCAGCCAGCCTCCAGAACATCCGGGCTGAAAGTACGCAAACCCTCTACCCATTCAATGATCTGCCGCTTGTGCATCGTGATCCGGCCTTTGTTTATAATCTTTAAATATTCAGCAAAATCTCTTATGTACTTTGTTTGTATATGTTTGGAATAATCCCTTTTTTCCTGATCTGTCATCTTGTAATAAGATTTACTATTGTCAGACATCGTAATCTATCTCCATATCTTCAATGTTTTCAGCAGAAATACCATACAGGGCTGTCCAATTATCATACACTGCCTGTATTGATTCATCAAGATTCCTGACCACGTCAGCAAGTCCGTCTATGTAGTGCATCTTTAAATTACAATCAGGTATGTTCTCAAGCAGAGACAACCAGCTTTTCATTACATTAGGGTTGGACGGCGGTCTGTTATACTTGGCCCACTTCGGTAAATAAATAACATTATTTTCATCATCAAATTCCAGCATCTCACGATCCTGTAATTCTCTGAACGCCTGATAAAACTTTTCCGGCTCCCAGCGCAGATGATCTAAACAAGCACCAGCACCCACACTGTAAAACCCCGGTAAAGGCGTTTTAATAGGCCCACACAGGAAGAACAGCCATAATAGCTGTCCATCCTGCGTTAGACTCTTGTAATCGGCAGAAACCCAAGTTCTGACAGATACTTCATAATATCTCATTTTTCAATAATCTTCTTGAGTTTCTCGATTGTTCTTTCACCAGCTGCAAAGGTGTGGTTATCAACCTTTTCCGACAACCATAAATCCACATCATTTTTAACACCGGTACATTTTTCATCTTCCACCAGCTTCTCAATCTCTTTACGCTGTTCCTCCGTCATTTCCTTCGGCGTGTTTTTTCCATTTTTCGCATCCTCAACCTTTGCTTTGAGTGCTTTCATCTTTTTATTGGTTGCATTAACAACAACTTCCGGCGGTGTTTGAGCCTGTTCCATCTCATCATCAGTATAAACACCGCTTAAATCGTTAGGGAACGCTTTACGCAATGCCAGCGCTTCAGCACACTTGCCCAGCATCAGGTATGGCATTTTTTTCCACATAAACGATTCATTACCCTTTGGACAGTAAGCATCCCATATCGCCGTAGCGGAAAAGGATACTCTTACCCCGCCAACAATCTTATAAACCGTGGCAGTTGCTGTGATAGGGTTTTCCATCTTCGCCTTCAGCATTTCATACATCGTCTTATCATTGTTAAACAGGTAGTCATCATTACCAGCATACTTACCTGTTCTTTCAGCAATGGCCCGGAAACCGTCAATGCCGGTTTGGATAGTTGCTTTTCCACCTCTTTTAATGAAATGAATCTGTTTGCTCAACGGATCAAGCCCGGTGCGACTGCACTGGTATAGAAACAGCTTCAGTTCATTGTCTGTTGCACCACTCGCAACAGTTTCTTTTATTGTGATGATCTGACCCTCGGTGAAATCGGTGTCTGGGATCACTACACTTGTTACTTTCGTCATTGTATCCTCCTATATTGATCTAATGCGAAATGGTCTTGATACACTTTTGTAAGCATATTTTTCATATAGGTCAGGGTTCTCTTTTTTCAAAGCAGAACTCTTGAACCGTGTTGATTCAACCGGTTTGTAATACAAACGGAAACCTGTACAATCAACTAACACCCGGTCACCAAGCGCTTCTTTAATATCCTGCTTCTTGCTTTCGACCAGTGCTGCTGTCTCCTCCTGTAATACCTTCACTGTAGCATACTCATTCATTAGCGTGTCAAGCGAATTATCGAATGGTACCTCATCAGAATTTCCCTGTGCAAGCACCATCAGTTTTTCACCCTGACAGGTGTGGCGGTATTCGCAGTTGGAACAGCGTTTGTCTTTTGCGTCCAGCTGTACCGGCGCAGGGCCGTTCTCAACCATCCGCCAGAAACCTGTGCCGGCACTGATGATTGATTCCTGCAATTCTGCATCTACCTCAACATCAAAGTGAATGAACTCCCAATTATCAGCCCATAGCACAGCATAACTGCCCCATTGACGATTGGTTGTCAGCAGATAGTGTTGCATCTGCCATATCCAACTGGTGGGAATCCCCTCATCCCTGATCTTGTAATACATCGGCCTGCCAACTGATTTACATTCCAGTATCCCGGTTTTACGATCATCAAATGCTACAATTTCAGCATCAAGATGACACATGGCCCACGGATGTTGTTTACTGGTTATCATACGGTTAACCCTGCGGATTTTCCTGTCAGTATGCAAAACATATTCTTCCCTGATCAACTGTTCCAGCTTATTGCCCCTTGTCATAATATTGGAAGCAATAACCGGGTAGTCAGGCTCTTGACTCGTTTTGTCATACCACAGCTTGCGAGAGCATCCGTATGGTTCTTCATTGAATAAATGGTGAATATCCGATCCACCAAGTCCTGTAAGACGTTCCTTCAAGAACTGTTTTCTGTCCATTGTTTACTCCTTGTGCGTTAAGTTGCCAAGCGCAATATAAATGAGAGAACTTGTTAAACGCGGAACATTGCCCTCAACACAGCGAGCAACCATCTTTCTTACGTCCCTCGCTACAATGTCTCCAATCATTTTAACCGCATCATCACTTATCTGAACTTTGCGCTCATTAAACAATTTTCTTACTTGTGAAGCCTTGATTATCATAGTATAGCCCTTATATTTCGCCCAAAAACTACGTCAAAATAACCTTTTCTACTAATAAATTATGAGAAAATACTATACTTCAGTAGATCGGCGGTACCATCCAAAGTAATATTTCCACATTGAAGGGCGTTTTTTGCAGAGTTCTACATAGTAAACAACGCGGTAGGCTGTAAGTCTTTCTGGTTCAAGGTTTTTATCTCTGACTGCTCCAAGCGTTTTAGGCCCAAGTTTGCCATCAACTATCAGGTCAGCTCCTTTAGCGTTCACTGCCCGCTGCACAACTTTTACTGCACGGCTGTAACCCATATTCACTACCATATCAAGATATATTTCCTGTAAGTCAATAGGGAATGATCTTGTTTTGGCAGGTTTATAATAATGTTCGTAATAAATATCCGAAGCCTTATCATAGGTGAGATTCTCAATGTCTACATCCTTGTGAGCGCGTTGGCTTATTCCAAAGCGAGTAGTTCCGCCGGGATCATCCGGATCGCGGGTTATTTTTGATCCGCCTTCTCTTTCAATGATATTTTTAACCATTGCATTAAACGCTTTACCCATGATAGACTCCCTTCTTTTTTTTTACTTCTATATTTTTTCAGCTTCCCAACATCATCTTTCATTTCCACATATTCACCGAAATTCTTTTCCAGCAGCTCAAGTCTTTCCACAAGGCTATTCATACTGTGATTAAGGCTGTTAATGGCACGGATAATATCGTGCTTTGAAATTGTCTTTTTCTTTTTCATACCTGAATCTTCATTATTGTAACCGGTTCATGTAGTTTGTCATAAGATTTGGCGTGGTATTGCTGCGTTTCTTCAGCTACAGTATATCCAACCTTGATATTTTCCACGTTATTCAGGTCGATCCTGATGCCGTCCCGGTTGCCGTTATTATGAAATACATAACAGTTCTGTGATGCTCGACTTTCAAGATTCAATGCTTTTTCACTATAATCATTAGCACCAACCAGCGACGCTGATCTTGCGGATGTATCACCTACCCTTGCAGAATGTACATGGCCTGATACCACATAGTCTAAATTAATTCCTCTTGAGGTATATACACCCTTGATCTGATTAATAGCTGTTTCGTGGTTTGCCTTTATCCTGCCGTGTCCGTGAATAAATAAAACTTTTTGTCCTCCCAAGTCAACAACCTTTTCCATCGGATCTCCATCAATGAAGTCTATGTCGCTGCCTTTGAATATATACCGCAGTATATTGACAATAGTATGATCGTAGTTATCAGTAGCCACCACATCGGCCCAGCCGTAATCGTCTTTTATCCTTGATTCATTACCACTGACACTTAATACAGACAAATTAAAACTGCGCTTCATATCACGGATCAGCTGCTGGTACAGGTCTACTGCACAGAACACCGCCGCTGATCTGTTACCGGCATTGGTAAGGTATTCATCCAATCTTCTGTCGGAGTTCAGTAAATCGCCTGTAAAGGCGACAAGTACATTAGATACGCCATACATCTTAAAAAACATTTTAGCGCGTTCTGTGAGCAATTTCAGGCGTTTACCGGCTATTTCGTAGTTAAAGGTGTTATGCGACAGGTCAACGCGCTCATTT